TGTCTCACCGATCACTTGCCAAACACAACTGCGATCAGGGAATAGATTGTTTGCCGGGACCCCCAGGCGTTGGATCAAATTATGCCAGTTGGCATAGGATTCAATCACTCGAGGGGGAAGATTCCAATTGCGCAGGGGATCACCAGGAACCATGGCCGGCAGAGCTGCTGGAGGAGGCTCAGGAGTGGCGGGCTGCACGGGCACATCAACCGGAGGTTCCTCAAAGACTGGAGGATCCCAGGAGATTTCGCTTGGATCCAGCAAGGAAGGGGGTCCAGAGGAAGAGGATGAAGAGGAACTAGTGGAGGAAGAGACGGAGGATGGGACAATAGATGGAGGGACACCCAAATCTTCAGATAGGTGTTCAACATCCGAGTGGACAGGCCGGTAGGATCGGAGCAGCTTGGGGTTGGTGGCCATTAAGGAGATGAGTAGAGTGGCGATAAGAAGTGTCCAATTGATAGTGTACATCGCAAGCTTGATGGGGCCTTGTCCGTGCAAATGGGTCCAGGGGGCGAGTATTTCGGTGAGTTCAATATACCCAATAGCCATTGGTGTCTGCGCATGTGGTGACAAACCAGTGTAGTTGTACCCATGTTCGGGGACACGGTACGGGACCAGAACTTCTTCACGTGAGACAGGGACTTGCCAATAGCGGTCAGCATAGTACAACAGCGGATGTGCGTGAGGGAACGCGTAGCACAGGACCAGCCAATTTAGTGCAGTAATGTACCAAAATGACAACCCGGTAGGCACCGGAAGGCCAGCATGTGGCAGGAAGTATATAGTTGCAATGGCGCGTTTAGACAAGAGTTCTAGCCATGCGCGCACGGGTGGCAGTGGGATGACGGGTCCTCTGAAGCCGTACCAGTAAAGCACAAGTGCGAGCAGCAGGCCCCAAGGAGTTTGAGTCAAGTTGATGTCCAAAATGTAGGCCAACTTGCGGGCAATGTGTGGGATTCTGGGAACAGACCACTGGATGGCGCGAGACAACAGAAAACCCAACATCTTGAAAAAACAAAACACAGCAACTTGGGCCGACAAGAGGGCATACTTGCTCGACAAACTGGCCAAAGGTTCCAATTGCCACAAGGCAACAGTGTTGTGGCATGGGTGGCTCAGAAGTGTGTACCAACTTGAATCACTTAGTTCAGAAACCAGGGTTCGGCACTTAATTTTCCATATGGTTGGCACATCACAACGTGTTTGAAACATGGTGCTGACGTACGACTGCCAGTACCATACGAACGGGACAAAGGGGAGTCGAGTGAGGAACACCAAATTTTGGGTCACGTATGTCCACCAGGTGGTGTTGGCATGATAGTCCATGTCACGTAGCCACTTGGCATATATGGTGGCAATGCGGACATAGCTAGCAGGAAACTTGCCGTACACTTCAGCTTGATGGGTCGCAACCTTAGAGTGCAGGTCGCGAACGGTTGTAGCGGAGACACGAACGCCATATAGGACGAGGGACCCCATCAGATTAGGACTAGTTATGCGATGGTATAACGAACCAATAGGGTGAACATACCACGGCACTACGGTCACAGGGGCCATGTCCAACACTCGTTTGTCCTCATTAACCAGCTCAGGTCGACTGATGACAAACAAATGGTGGGCGTAGCATGAATCCAGACGTGAAACGTGGAGGCAAGTGTTCCAAGGAGTGACAAGTTTATTGGCGTACAACCACTGCACACATTTGGAGGGCTGTCGGTAAGCGCCACCGTTATCCCCTTCAGGAATGTAGGTGAGGACGTCATCTTCGATATCGAAGGAGTATAAATCGGTCCACAGTGACGGTAACCCCTGTGTAGCTTCAGGGGGGATAACGGCTGTGCAGACTAAATACTGCAGATGAGGGTTAGAATCGAACCAACACCCAACAGTGGACGCATCAAGGTAGTGCAACACATCATCTGCAAACCACACTGGGGCGGTAGAAGAAGGCCCAGTGGTTGGAACAGTGGACTTGAAGTATCGACGCACATCTTTGCCATCCAATCTGGGATTGAAGACACCAGAAGGGGCAGACGCACCACCGGTGGTCAAATAACGCTGATTGGACTGACGTAAGAACATGGCGTACCAGTTGCCACGAAGCAGCGGAGCGGCCATGTCGAGACCACGATTGTGCAGGGCATAATGAACCGGGTGTGGGTGGGGCAGCGCATGTTCAGGAGGCAGCGGGAGTCCAGCGGCAGTAAGATAGTGCTCCATGCTTCTAGTCACTGAGTAGGGCGTCGATCGTCGCGCGGTGGACAAATTCTTTTGATACTCACCCATGTGGAGTGAAAGCATGACGTTTCGAAGTGAAGACTCAGAATAGAAGTTGGGATCGAGACGGGCGCCATAATAGCCGGGGGGAAGAGAGCGCCAATGGGTTAGCCTGCCCTCCTTAGCCCAGGGGGAGTGAACATGGTATACGCCGGGTTCCACGCGTGATATGCGGACGAAAGGAAAGCGATGACCATTCACCCGTTGTAGCCGCACGTAATGAGGTAACTGGGTGTGGTCAATGAAGTCACTGCCAACGAACGACATATTGGGGTGGAGAAGAAGTCCCTGCTTCCAGCAGCCACCCTTGAGATGAGTAGGGGGTGGTCGTTGTGGACAGGTGACGACCCACCACATAATGTCACGTGGGAGTTGTACAAGAAGCAGCAGCATGAGAATGGCGAAGCTACTGAGGATGTGAAGGGATTTGCGGGTATTGAGTAGGGTGGTGGTGGCCAACTGACGGGTCGACCAACCACTGTTTTGGGGGTCTTGCAAATACATTGGCAAGAGGTGCCCTAGTGCGGGCCGGCGGACTCGGTCCGCCAGGTGTTTGGGGAGGTGCGGCTGGGGTTTCATACTACCCGCAGGTT